AGGTTGGTGACACTGTCAAGATTGACGGTGCGTTGCTCGGCGGCACTACTGTTACCGACGATTTGAGCATCACGATCGGCACTGCTTCTCCTATCACTGCCGGAGGTGATACCCCTGGATCTGATAATCACATTGAGCTTGACATGGCTGACTATATGTCGGTCTGCTCGGTGACGGAATGGAGCCTTTCACTGTCTAAGGATCAAGCAGACGTCACAACTCTGCCTTGCTCTGTTAGTACTGGCGGCGGTTCAAAGACTGCTCCTGTCCGTAAGCAGATGGGAACCTTCCTTAACGGCGAAGGCACGATGTCAATCATCTTTACCGATGATTCCACATCAATGGGTCAACGTCTTCTGGCTGACTCCATCATGGTGGATTCAACTGTTGACGCCAAGCTTTATATCAACGCTGTCTCCGGCGCTGGTTCTATTGATGACACCTCATCTTCTTACTTTGAAGGCAAGGTGACACTGCTTGGTTTCTCCATCTCTGTGAACACTTCAGACGCCTTGATTGCTGAAGTGAACTTCGCACTGGCTGAAGCACCCAAAACCTTGTTCGGCGTAACTCTCTAAGTACCCTTAGAAAGTCGCTGGCAAGAGCGAACGGAAGGGGAGGCGAAAGCCTCCTTCTTTTGTGCCTAAGCTTGAATCGTAGAACTTGCCGCTACCCATGGGATTCGCACTAGATCGATTAAAGAAAGCTGTTTCGATGCAGCCTGAGCGTAAAACTATTGACTTGCCTGACGGCTCAGAGTTTGAGTTTTGGATGACACCGTTGACAATGGCGCAACGGGCTAGAGCACAGAAGCAGGCTAAGGGTGATGACCCGACCGACTTTGCATTGCAGCTGCTTGCGATGAAAGCAATTGATGAAAGCGGGATGAAGCTGTTTCAGCCGGGTGAAATTGCTGAGCTACGGAATGAGCTGCCAACATCTGTTGTTGATGCCTTGATCCTTGCGTTGCTGTCTGATGACGACGACGAGGAGGAGGAAGAGGAAGAAACCGACATGAAAAGCACTCGTAAGTCAACTAAAAAGTGATTACGGGCTAATGGCGGAGCTCTTTATCGCTAAGGAGCTCCACATGTCACTAGGGGACCTGAGGGAGAAGATGACCATCGAGGAGTTACACCTCTGGCATGCGTACATCGTCCTTCAGCGTCAAGAGCAGCAAGAAGCAACACGAAGAGCCAATAGAGGGCGGTATTAGACTGAGTGGAGTGAAGGGTCAGCGGTAGTGAGTTCACAGTTTGCCGTTGACCTGGTATTTAATTCAAAGGGCCTTGGCGCGATTAATGACGCAACGGCCAAGCTGAACAAGGTCCAGAACGCGGCCAAGGGTGCGACAAATAACATCAGGCCGTTTACTGCTTCAACAAAGGCTGCCACTACCGGCGTCAAGGGTTTAGGCGCTGCTATCGCCACAAGCCTTGCCCCATTGTTGACGCTTGCTACAGCTGCTGCCGCGGCCGGTAAAGCAATCAATGTTGCATTCGAACGGCAAGCCGCTGAGCAAAAGCTCAAGAACTTCACGAGTTCGACCGAGGAATATAACATTGCACTGGCTCTGGCAGCCGAAACCTCACAAAAGTTTGGATTAAGTCAGACCGAAGCGTTAACGAGTCTGGCTGATATGCAAAGCAGGCTGAAAGGTCTTGGGTTCGGACTGAAAGAAGTCAGTGAGATCCAGCAAGGCTTCCAGGCTATTGTCCTGCAGTCTGGAACGTCCGCCGAAGATGCTGCTGGGGCATTCCTGCAGTTAAGTCAAGCACTGGGTTCAGGCCGCTTGCAGGGTGATGAGCTGCGGTCCATTTTGGAGCGTATGCCGACTCTGGCGCAGCGTATTGCTGACTCGATGGGTGTTAGTACGGCCAAGATTCGAGAGCTTGGCGCTGCTGGTGAATTGACCAGTGACATCATCCAGAAAGCATTGGCGGAGGCCGCGGCCGGTGCTGATGGCATGACTAACAAGCTGTCTGCATCGCAGGCAGCAATGAAGGCATTTGGACAGGCTGCTGACCGTGCGTTTGCTGCTGCTGGTGCTGCTTTAGCTCCTGTTGTGATTCCAGCGATTGAAGCCGCTACATGGGCAACACAAGAGCTGGCGAAGTGGTGGGATTACCTGGCTGCGGAAATCTTCCCTAAGTTCATGTCGGCGATCGCTCCGTTGCAAGAAGCGATGTCTAGTGCGTTCAGTACCGTTGATATTCAAGCTGTCGTCACCGTCATTCAGAACGGAATGATCATGGCGATTGAGACCTTGATCGGATACGTCGGGAACCTGGCAAAGGTTGCGGCTACTGTCGTCAATGCTTTCCAGGCGCTTGCTAATACGCCGGTCTTTAAGTTCATCGCAGAGCAGGTCGGAGCAGTTGCTGAAAAGCTTGGGTTGACTAACTCCAAGGTTGAGGAGTTTGAGACTGCACAGAAGAAGGTAACTGAAGAAACAGCTAAAGGGGTGGAGAACTACAGCGCAATGCCGCCCAAGATTCAAGATGCGGCCGCGGCTCAGAAGCAGCTGACGGCATCAATGAAGGAAGCCGATCAGGTAGCAAAGGCTCGCCTGTCAGCATTGGATCAGGAGGCACAGATTGCGTCAGCAAGGTTTGAGGCCGAAAGAGCAATTAACGGTGTATTGCTTCAGCAGGCAGAACGCAGGCTGCAAGGCGCGAAATCAGCCGAGGAGCAGCTAGCTGCAGCTCAACAGGTTTATGAGCTGACCATGAGTCAGGCAAAACTTGAGTACGAAGCGACACTGGCCCAAATTGAGGCGATGGTTCGTAAGACTCAGCTTTCTAAGGAAGCTGCTGAGCTTAAGTATCAAGAAATTCAGGCCGCAATGGAGCTTGCAAGAGCTCAGGGTCAATCAACTGCAGGATATGAAAAAGCATTAGCAGCACAAAGCCAAGCGGTTGAGCTTGCAGGGAAGATGGTTGAGACGGCTGAAGCAATTGCTGTAGAGCAAAGAAGAGGCGCTGAAGCTGTCTATGAAGGTGCTAAAGCTTCTGCACAGGCTGCCTTTGAACAGAACAAAGTATTCCAAGCAACAGAAGGTGCAGCTGGTGCAGCTGGAACCTTTGCTTCAAACATGAGCCAAGCCGCTAGTCAGGCTGAACGTGCAGCGGCGGCAATGAGCAAGATTGAAGGCTTTAACACTGGAACTGGCAGCACATTACAAGCTGGTCAAGCTGTAACAGTTTCTGGAACAGCAAGCATTGCTGGGATAAGCGATGCTGCTCTAGAGGCGGCTTATCCTGGCGGTGCGCAAGCTATCGCAGCAGACACCGCTGGTACGGCGTGGTGGTCAGCACAAATAAAGTGGAATGAGTTTGTTGATAAAGCTGCAGCGGCTCAGAAGGAATTGGATGATGCTGCTAGCGCAATGGAACGAGCAACAGAACAGGCAGCACTTGATGCGAAGTCACTGCAGTATGCGAACAGTGGCTTTAAGCAAGCTTCAAGCATCCTGGCGAATTACTCGAAGTCGTTTGTCAATGTTGCCAAGACAACGCCGGGCGATGCAATGGCAAGTTACGGATCAGGTGGAATGAACCAACAGGTAAACATTCAGACCGGTCCTGTCACTCAAATGGACGGCGTAAACTACGTGACACAGGGAGACCTGCAAAACGCAACCGCAAGTGCTGCGAAACAAGGCGCCAACATGGCATTGCAACAGCTACAAAACAACCCAGGGGCCCGTCGGGCGGTAGGTATCTAGATGAGCATTGGATTAGCTCAGTTTTTGATTATCAAGGACACTGGCGGCAACGTGCAGCGTAAGTGGCAGAATTATTGGATCAGTCAGTCAGTTGATGGTTATGCCTTTGCACCGTTTTCGGTGTCAATGCTGATCTCTAAGGTGTCTGATGGCGAAGAATCAGTTCAGATTTTATTGCCGCCAACTGATGACAATTTAACCTTGGCAGAGTTGGGGTTGCAGTCTTTTTACATTGCCACGGTTGAGCAGTATCAATTTCTGGTGCCAGACAGTGGACTGCCAGCCACTAAGACCAAGATCGCGTCTTTCACCGGTGAGTTCCAGGCTGCAAGTCTTCAGCCTTCAGCGGTGACCTTAACGATCGGGTCAAACTTAGACTCAACTGAAAGCCAAGCACCACCC